TGTTATTGGTGACACACCATTAAGACTAGCAAGTGATGCAACTTCATTGTTAACATACGGTTCAAATAGTAACTTAGTTACTGATAACAGTGACGATGGACTTGTAACTTATGATGAATACTTAGGTGCGTTTTATCCAAATGGATTTACAACTGACTTAGGTGGTTCCAACGCTGTTGTTCCAGCTTCACACATGATGATGAGAACAATTGCACTAAGTGATCAAGTATCGTTTCCATGGTTTGCTCCAGCAGGAACAAGACGTGGTGGAATTAGCAACGCTACATCAGTAGGATACATTGATGCAGCAACAGGTGAATTCCAAACTGTAGCACTTAACGAAGGACAAAGAGATACACTTTACGGATTGAAAATTAATCCAATTACATTCTTTAATGGTGTAGGACTTGTTAACTACGGACAGAAAACTAGAGCTAGAAATGCTTCTGCACTAGATAGAATTAATGTAGCACGTTTAGTTGTTTACTTACGTAGCCAACTTAACAAACTTGCAAGACCGTATATCTTTGAGCCAAACGATAAAATAACAAGAGACGAGATCAAACAAGCAGTTGAATCTTTACTACTTGAATTGGTAGGTCTAAGAGCTCTATACGACTTTGCAGTTGTATGTGATGAATCCAATAATACGCCGTCAAGGGTAGATAGGAATGAACTTTATGTTGATATTGCTATTGAACCTATTAAGGCAATTGAATTTATTTACATTCCGTTGCGTGTCAAGAACACAGGAGAAATATAATGCCAATTACATCACTTAACAACTTTGGAGTACCAACAGACGCAGGAAACCAAGTACTGTTGATGCCAAAACTAAAATATCGCTTTAGGGTGACACTTTTAGGGTTTGGTGTTAGTGCAGCTACTGAATTGACAAAACAAGTTGTAGATGTTTCTAGACCTAAAGTAGGCTTTGAAGAAATGCCACTAGAAGTTTACAACTCACGTGTGTATCTAGCAGGTAAGTATACCTTTGAAACTCTTTCATTGAACTTACGTGACGATGCAAGTGGGTTTGTACAGAAACTAGTCGGACAGCAGGTACAGAAACAGTTTGACTTTGTCGAACAAGCATCTGCAAGATCAGGTATTGATTACAAATTTACAACTAAAATTGAAGTACTAGACGGTGGTAACGGTGCTAGTGAAGGCGGAGTTAACGTATTAGAAACATCAAACATGTATGGTTGTTTCCTAACTAACGTAGACTACGGCGATGCAAACTACGGTACTAACGAAGCAATGCAAGTAGCATTAACTATACGCTTTGACAACATGGTACAATGGGGCGCAGGTGAAACAGGCGTTGGCACAGGAATTGGTGCTGCGGTTGGTAGAACACTTGGTGAAACTACTACTGGTGCAGGTGGCGTAACTTAAACTTCAACAGTTACAACAATATTTAAAGCCCGGAAAATAAACCGGGCTTTTTTTATGGCTAAATAATAGTATGGCAAACAAATTTACTAGATTCTTATCAGATTTTGCAACCGGCTTAACTCAGCCTAAAGGTATCATGGGTAACTACACTCATGCTACACGATTGTTTATTGACGATACTATGCGTCTTGCGCCTAGGACTAAATTTAACTATTATGTTAGATTTGAATTTGATCCTACTGCACTAAAGTCAGGTAGCTTTAAACAAAAACATACAGAAGAAACCGGACTACTTGTAAAAAATGTAGGGCTTCCTAAGTTTAGTTTTGATACTGAAACAATAAATCAATACAACAAAAAACATAATGTATATAAAAAAATAACTTATGATCCAGTGAGCTTTTCAATGCACGACGATAATCAAGGTGTTATTAGTGCTATGTGGGCATTGTATTATGGATACTATGTTGCAGATAGAAGTTTGCCAACAGGCGCTTTTGATGCAGACCGTTATCGAAGCAAAGAAACAAACAACTATGCATATGGTTTTGATAATAACTCAAGTGTAGACTTTTTTAAAAGTGTAACTATCTACACAATGGGCCGTAGACGTTTTATTGGATACACATTAATTAATCCTAAAATTACAAAATGGGATCACGGTGAGATGGATTATGCTGAAGGTAGTGAGCCTGCAGCAAGTTCAATGACACTACAATATGAAGCAGTACAATATACAGCAGGTACAGTTTCACAAGGATCACCTAAAGGATTTACTAATCTACACTACGATACCCAATCATCTCCACTAGGAGTTGCAGGTGGTGGAACAGGATTACTATCGGGCGAAGGTGGTGTGCTTGATGGATTAGAATCAATTTTTGGAGCTCTTGGCAACGGATCAGCATTTAGTAGTCCACAAGGATTCTTAGGAACAGCCATTGCCGCAGTTAATACATATAAAAATATTAGAGGCTTGTCAAAAGACGGACTTAAAAGTGAAGCTCTTAATATTTTAACTAGCCCTGCAGGTATAAATCAAATTTCAAATACAATTAGTGGAATTGCTGGAACTGTATTTCCTAAGAACGATGCAAAGAATAAAACAACAGTAGCGAGAAAACGCGGCGACATAGGAACATAACATGCCTACTAATTTACCACCAAAGCAAATACAAGATAGTGCAGCACGTACAAGGTTATACTTTGATGTTTACGGTACTACTCCACTAGAATATAATGCAGTTGATTATGATACTGCTATTGGATTCTTTAAAGAAAAAGGATTTGAAGATTCGGCAGCACAAGTTGTTGCAACTACTCTACTAAAACAAGCCAAGTTAGAAAACATTAGTATCTCAAAAGTACTTGATGGTATTGCAGGGCTTGACTCACTAAAGATCAGTGCGTTAGTCGGAGAAGTACTTAATAACAATAGGCCTGCAACATCTACATTAGGATATCGACAGCCAGTAGAGGATACTACAAAACAGCGCAATGTGAGTCCATAATATGGCTAAGTTTGCTCAAGGCCGTTTTGAAATGAAAAACAAAGAAAAGTATGTTGGGACTAAACTTCCAATGGCTCGTTCAAGTTGGGAAACTGTGTTTATGAGGATGTTAGATGAACATCCAGGTGTTGCTAAGTGGGCAAGTGAAGCAATACAAATACCTTATAGAAATCCACTAACGGGAAAACCTACTATATATGTGCCAGACTTTTTTATTCAATATGCAGATAAGAACGGAAAGCAACATGCAGAAGTAATAGAAGTAAAACCAAAAAATCAATCAGTACGTGAAAATGTTGGCAAAAGTAGATACAATCAAGAACAGTATATTTTAAATTTAGCCAAATGGGAAGCTGCTGTAGCATGGTGTAAACAAAAGAAACTACGTTTTAGAGTAGTAACCGAAGAAGATATTTTTCACCAAGGCACCAAGAGAAGATAAGTACTTACATGACTAAGAAATTAGAAGAACTATTTAACCTAGAAGAACAGCAGGAAGAGGAAGCCGAAGTGAGTGAAACTCCGGAGATAAAAGCAATTGACGCTGATGAAATGCATAATGAAATTGCAAGTGTTAATGATAGCTATGCTGCGATTAACAACATTACTAAAGAACTTCCTCAGATATCCGAATTAAATACACTAGACGAAAATGATTTGGATAAACTTGCAGCTAAAGCTGAACAAGCATACGATGATCTAATGGATCTTGGTATGAATGTAGAAGTACGATACAGTGGACGTATTTTTGAAGTTGCTGGAGGCATGCTAAAAAATGCCGTAGATGCTAAGTCTGCTAAGATTGATAAAAAACTTAAAGCAGTAGATCTTCAGCTTAGAAAACTTAAAATGGATAAAGATGACCCAGATGATCCTCATAACATTGTTAATGGGCAAGGGTATGTTATGTTAGATCGCAACGAACTAATGAAGAAATTAAGCGGAAAGGAATAAATACTAATATGAAAACGTTCAGAGAATATTTAACAGAGAGCAAAAAAATCTACAGTTTTAATGTAAAACTAGCAGGCGACTGTCCTGAAGATTTTTGTGAAAACCTTAAGTCTAGACTTGCTTCTAGGCAGGTAGTAACTTGTGAAGAAACAAATAAAACACCAGTACAAGAAGTTCCGTTAGACTTTCCAGAGTTAAAGAACGTTGAAGTACATATTTTTAATTTAGTTACTGAGTATCCATGTACACCACAGGAAATTGAAAAAGAATTAACTGAGATGGGATGTAGTCCGGAAGTTTGCAAAGTAAGAAACAGTGCAAGTCCTTCGGAAGAGTATCAAATTAACAGTGATCCTAAAACAGGCGCATTGTTACATGATAACGAATACAAAGAAGCAGGCAAAATTAAAAATAAAGATTATTTTGGAGATGATTTTAATAAATCATTCCTAAAGGATTTAGCTAAAACAGCTAAAGCACGTAAAAAAGAATTAGGACACGATAAACTTAAAGCAGATGTATTTGCTGACGTGCCTAAAATTAAAACAGACAAAGCGGGCATAAAAAGTCCGGTAGGGAGTAACTAATGGATTTTAATCAACTTATGCAGAGAATGCGTGAACTTGACACGCCGGTAACTGAAATGCCAGTTATGCCACAAGCAACGCCAATGTCAATGCCAACACCGGAACCAAAAGACAAAGCACGTATGAATGTTAATATTAGTGCTGAAGGTGATGCTATTGAAGATATCTTAAAACTTATGACTAAAGTTAATCCAGATATGATCAACCAACCAAAACCGCCAATGCCAATGCCTATTCCACACATGGACATAGATGGCGACGGTGATATGGATGCAATGCCTATGCCTAAGCCAATTAACAAATTGCTTCCAGACTTTGACGATGATAATGATGACATGCCAGGTGGTGAAATAGACATAGATATGGACAAAGATGACCATGATGCAGATCACGATGTTATCAAAGGTCTAGACAAAGATGACGATGGTGATCACGACATGGACGATCACGATAAAGAAACAGATTCAGAAGATGAAGATGAAGATGAAAAAGAAGAAGCATATGCTAATGAGCCTGACGAAGACCACAGAGACATTGACTATATGCAAAACAAATTAGCAGGCGGAATGAACCGTCCTAAAGATACACATGCTAAAGTATCCGATGGTGATAATCCAATGCGTAAAGTTAAAGAAGGCGAGGATTTAAGAGCGCAAATCAAAGCTGAACTAGCACAACGTTTAGCAGAAGCTAAGGGAGCAAAATAATGGCAGATTTAACTCAATCTACAATCGGCGGCGGAAGTGCAATTCTAGTTGCTGCAAACAGAAAATATTATACAGACATGACAGCAACTCATTACAACGGTAACAAAGCACTAACATGTTTTGAAGTCGCATGTGGGGCAGCAATACACCAACAAACAGAAAGCGGCGAAGCAATTGAAAGCATTATGCGTATTATTGAAAAATATGCAACTGTTGTTATTCGTGGTGCAGCATACGGTTCAAACCAAAAATTTGCTGTTTTTATTGAACAGCCAAATGATTCGTTGGACTATGATGGTGCAGGTGCAGAAACAATCGTAGAACAAATTGAAGATGAAATTATTGCACTAACTGACTTATCAGGTGCTACACCAGCACAAATTGACTTTACTGGCGTAACTTGTACAGTAAAACCTACACTTGAATTAGCATAAGACTCCTACTACTAAAATCAATAGCACCTCCGGGTGCTATTTTTTTGGGTAAATAATAGTATGGCAAAATCACTTGACGGTGTGCAAATTAAGAAAGCGCACCAAAATGTAAAATACACAATAGAAGAAGTAAAGCATCTAGAAGCATGTATGGATCCTATTACAGGTCCATTATATTTTTGCGAAAACTTTCTTAAGATTCAACATCCTGTTAGAGGATCGTTAAAGTTTGAACCTTACGGATTTCAAAGAGAACTAATTCAAGCATACGCTGAAAACAGATATTGTGTTGCTATGTTACCTAGACAGATGGGTAAAACAACATGTGCATCTGGTTATCTATTATGGTATACACAGTTTGTTCCTGAGGCACAAGTCCTTATTGCTGCACACAAGTACACAGGTGCGCAAGATATTATGAACAGATATAGATTTGGGTACGAAAATTTACCTGACTTTATTCGTGCTGGAATATACACATACAACAGAAACACAATTGAATACGATAACGGAAGTAGAATACAAGCAACAACTACTACAGAAGATTCTGGACGTGGTAAATCACTTTCATTAATTTACTGTGATGAGTTTGCGTTTGTGCAACCTCCTGAAAAAGCCAAAGAGTTTTGGACTGCACTATCACCTACACTTTCAACAGGTGGTAAAGCTATTGTTACAAGTACACCAAACTCAGATGAAGATCAGTTTGCTATGATTTGGGCTGAAGCTAATAAAAAATTCGATGATCACGGTAATGACTTAACAGTAGGAACTAACGGATTCTTTCCTTACTTTGCACCGTGGACTGAACATCCAGACAGAGATGAAGCATGGGCAGCACAAGAGAAAGCAAAGATTGGAGAAGAACGTTTCCGTCGTGAGTTTGATTGTGAATTCTTAATCTTTGATGAAACACTTATCAACAGTGTTAAACTTATAGAACTGGAAGGCAAAGAACCTATAGTAAACATGGGGCAAACACGCTGGTACAAAAAGATTGATCCAAAAGCAACATTCCTTATAAGTATGGATCCAAGTTTAGGTACAGGTGGCGACTACGGTGCTATTCAAATATTTGAAATGCCGTCAATGACACAAGTTGGAGAGTGGAGACACAACCTAACTCCTATACAACAGCAGGTAAGAGTACTTAGAGAAATTTTACAATACATTCATGAACAGTGTGAAGAAAAAGGCAGTCCAAACCCAACTATCTATTATAGTGTTGAGAACAATACAATTGGTGAAGCAGCACTAGTAGTTATTTCTGACATTGGAGAGGAAAACTTTAGAGGGTTATTCCTAAGCGAACCAATTAGAAAAGGGCATGTAAGACGCTATAGAAAAGGCTTTAATACAACACATAAAACAAAGATTACTGCGTGTAGTAGCTTTAAAAACTTACTAGAAAAAGGTAAAATGACGGTATACAGTAAACCGTTAATATCAGAACTTAAGACATTTGTAGCACACGGAGTTGGGTACGGTGCTAAAACAGGTGAACACGATGACCTTGTGTCCGCAGTACTTTTAATTGTACGCATGGCAAATGTGTTATCTGACTGGGATCCTAAGATATACGAAAAAATGACCGAAAGAATGACCGAAGATCAGTTCCCAATGCCGATCTTCATTAGCACAGGATATTGATAAATAGTTATATGGATGCAACGAATAACATAGCAACTGATCTATTCTACAAAATTAGAAGTAGATTTAAAGGTTTAAAATTAGGCGATGATGCTGGGTCAATTACAATTAATCCAGAAGACGCTCGCTTCTTTGATTTTGATTACAACGAAGGTGATAAAAACATCGGGCATGTAAGTATTAGTTTGGCAGAACCAAACTCAATGAAGGTATACTTTTCAAATGGTATTACTGAAGGTATGGATGGTGATCAAAAAGATAACTGGTTTGGCTTCCTAAAAGAATTAAGAAAATTTAGTAAAAGACGAATGTTAGCATTTGATACAAGAGACATTTCTAAAGACAATTTAGATCAAAGAGATTATGCGTTTTTAAGTCAGCACACATCACCAAAAGCTGATAATAATACAATAGTAAAACCAGTCGGAGAGAGTACAATGAATGAGAGTAACCTATACGGTACTAAAAAACAAAGTTTCCAAAAATTGGAAGATACAAGATTAATCATTAAGCACAGTAAGACACTTGCTGATGATACAGAGCAAAAACCCGGCGACAGGTCAAGAAATATTGGAGCGTTGTTTGTTGAAAACTCACAAGGCGAAAGATTTAAATATCCCTTTATTCACTTAGCTGGTGCTAGAGCAATGCAAAGACACGTTGCAAATGGCGGTGCTCCATATGATGAAATTGGTGAAAGCATTATTAAAATGAGTGAAGAAATTGCTCAACTAAAAAGTTTCACAGGCTATGTTGTACGTAACGACTTAATGAACTCCGACACTAATTCTGTTGTTGAACGTAGCAAAGGCCAACTTGATGCTTTAAGAGAAAGAGTTGCTAAATTATCTAAACAAGCACACTACGAAAACTATATATCTGAATTCCAAACACCAGAAGCATTTGAAGTTCCAGACGAAGTTATGGAACAGTTTAAAGATCAATTTACTGTACGCAATTTTAAAGAAGATTTAGCATCAGTATTTCCAGTACTATACAGGCTGATGAAAGAAGATGAAATTATAGG